ATCTATACTGGAGCTTCTAGTTTCACAAGTGAATATGGTGTAACAAATATAGCGTTTGATAAAGATAAAAATAGACTGTATACTACTGCTAGTTATTTTAAGATTAAACCAAAAGGTATAGAAACATCAACAACTTGGTCTGCTTCTGGTAGTTTATCATCTTCTTATAAATATGCAGTAATTATATATAAAGAAAAAAAGGAGTAATGAAAAATGAAATATTATATTTACAATAATGAAAGTTATATTGCTTGTTCATCTGCTCCTAAGAAAAATTTAGATAATTATAAAGAAATTTCAGCAGAAGAATATAATAAATATTTTGATGATGTCCAAAAGCAGCAAGCGGAAAATGAGGACGAAATATTAATTCAGCAATTAACTGATAAAGGCTATACTGTTATAAAGTAAAAAGGAGATATAAAAATGAGTAATAAATATATTGCGGATGATGGTTATGTATTTGACTATAAAGACCTTTCTGCACATCAATATGAAGATGAAAATGGTAATACTATTCAAGAACATCTTTATGGATTAATTCTTTATTTAGGAATTAATGATTCAATAGACAATTATCAACAAGTAGCAAGATATGAAACATATGATGCAAGTGATGGATTTGTATTTGATTATAAAGACGCGGATGAACGTGGAGAACATTTATATGTTAAACAAATCACTATTGACCGCACTTCACATGAAAATTTTGATGATTTATATGTTGCTATTAGAGTAAAATAAAATAAATGCGGCAAGTGGTAGTTTAAATAATCATTTGCCGCGGAAAAGTAGGTGAATTATGCTACCTTTAGTTAGATTAAAAAATGAAGATGGCACTTATGCTGATATAATTGGTATCAAAGGCGATAAAGGAGACCCAGGTGTTAGTATTAGTAAAACTGGTTTCTTTACTCTTGAAGGAGATGAAGAAGGAAATTTATATGCAGTTTTTGCTGATGATGATACTACTCTTTCTTTTGAAACTGATGATACAGGAAATATTTATGTAGACATGGGAGACGAATAAAATGAGCAAGATTTTAATTGGTAATTTTAAAGGTCCAAAGGGAGATACTGGCGCTCAAGGACCACAAGGACCTCAGGGTGAAAAAGGCGCTGATGGAACTATGACATTTGAAGACCTTACACCAGAACAGAAAGAAAGTTTAAAGGGTGATAAAGGCGATAAGGGAGACCAAGGTGAAATCGGACCTAAGGGAGATAAAGGTGACACTGGCCCACAGGGTATACAAGGAATCCAGGGTGAGCAAGGACCTCAAGGTATCCAGGGTATTCAAGGTGAAAAAGGTGACACTGGAGAACAAGGACCTCAAGGTATCCAAGGAGAGCAGGGTATTCAAGGTGAAACTGGTCCTGCTGGTCCACAAGGCGAGAAAGGTGATGCTGGTATTACTCCTACTAGAGGCACCGATTATTGGACTACAGAAGACCAAACCGCTATAATTAATGATGTACTTGCCGCATTACCTAGTGCAGAAAGTGTGAGCGTATGAGCAAATATTCAATAGATTCTTCTACTCTTGTTAATATTGCAGATGCTATTAGAACAAAAGATGGAAGTAAAGATGCAATTCAAGTTTCCGATTTCGCCAGCCGCATTAAAAATATTGCAGGAAATGTTGATATTCAAGACTTATTTAATAATGCAAAATATATAGCATACTTAAATTATCAAGGTTTATTAGATAAATATTATACTGAAGATAGTATTCAATTAACTTTATATCCACATGATGAAACTATGTCATATGTGTTATATAATAGTCAAATTGCTGAAGATATAGATTTGACTATTGATGTAAGTAATATAAGTGGTTCTGCATCTTCATATACATCAATTAGTTCTTTATTGTATAATAGCACTCGATTAAAAAAATTAAATTTTCATGTAACTGGATTAGAAAATCTTCAACGTGCGGGTATTAGTTCTATTGCGAATTTTTGTTATGGCTGTACTAATTTAGAAGAAATTAATGATGATGCTTTTAATTTTAAGCCTAGTCAACCAGAATCAATTTTTTATAATTGTTATAATTTAAAATATTTACCTAATTTAACTTTTATTAGACAATTATCATCTAATTCGGTATGGAAGTTGAACTCTCTTTGCAATTTGAGAAAAGCTGAGTTACCTATATCATTATGTTCTAATCTATCATATTTTACAGCTCCTGTTTTTACAGATTGTGGTATGTTAGAAAGTATAGTTCATATTGATACTGGAGAATCCTATACAAATGGGTCAAATCTATATTCACTTCTGGATTTAAAAAACATAGGATATTTCAGTACAGAAGATATAGCAAAACAAGTTAATGATATAGCTAATGGTATTATTCCGAGGGTAACTAATGATGAAGAATACGCACAATATAAAGATGGAGAATATTGGACTACAGATATTGCGTATAGTCATTATAATAAAATAGCTGTACTAGAAACATTTAATAGTCTACCAAATGTATCTAATTTTAGCAGAACTATGAAAATTCAATTAAAAGGAGATATGGGTTCTGCAACAGACGGTGGAGCAATTAACACATTAACAGAAGAAGAGATAGCAGTAGCAACAGCAAAAGGTTGGACTGTAACAATATCATAATTTAAAAAAGTACACTTGGACAGAAGTTAAAATTTGACTTTAAACAAATTTTATGTTACTATAGAAACAGATGAGGGTAATTTTATGATTAAACTCAAGAATATTATTTTAGTTAGGGCTAACCAAGAGTTAGAACTGAAAGGAGACAAATATGGCAGATGTTAATGCTACAAACACAGAAGTAAATACTACTACAGAGGGGCAAGTACAAGATACTGCTACTCAGAGTGAAGAAAACAAGACTTACACAGAAGCAGAAGTTATGGAGTTGTTACAGAAAGAAACTGATAGACGAGTAACTGATGCTCTTAAAAAGCAAGAGAGAAAAACTAATGCTAAAATTGCGGAGGCTCAGAAATTAGCGTCTATGAATGAATCTGAGAAATATGAGTACCAGCTTAAACAGCGTGAAGATGCCATTGCCGCAAAAGAAAAAGAATTGGCTATGCTTGAAAATAAAAATGAGGCTAGTAAAATTCTTAGTGAAAAAGGTATTTCTTTATCTCTTGTTGATTTCGTTGTTGCTGAAGATGCTGAAACAATGAAAAGTAATATAGATTTGCTAGACCGTGCGTTTAAGGCTAGTGTAAAAGCGGAGGTTGAAAAAAGATTAGGTGGAGCTGCTCCTAAAAAGAACGCCGCTATTGATAAGCAGCTAACTAAAGCGGACTTTGCAAAGTTGAGTTATGCTGATATGATTACATTGAAACAGACAGACCCTACTTTGTTTGCAGAGTTAAGTAGATAAATAAATAAAGGAGAAATCATATATGTCTAATTATAACACTGGTTCAGGCACATCATTTACTACAATGCCTGATATTAAAATTTATGATAATGAAGTATTACAAGTAAAAGTTGAGAGTGCGTTAAATACAGCTCTTGATTTACAGAAGTTGGCTACAGTTGATACATCTTTAACTGCTGCTCCTGGTATGCAGATTAGTGTTCGTACTTATACACCAAGCGGAGAGGCTGAGAGACTTGCTATGGGTCAGAAAAATACAACTTATGTAGGTTCTGATTATGTAGAGGCTGATTACAGAGTAAATACATTACAGGCAACTGGAAAGTATTACGATGAACAGGTTATGGCAGACCCTAAGGCTATTGATGTTGCTATTGGTCAGTTACCAACCGCAATTACTAACAGCTTGAATAAAGAGGTTGTTACTGAGTTCGCAAAAGGTACTCAGACATCTGCATGGAGCGTTGATGTTGCATCTGTATTAGAGGCTTTAACTCAGTTCCCAGATGATGAAGTTATTAATGCTTCTGATAAATTTATCGTAGTTAATAACGCTGATTATGTTAAGTTAATCAAGGATGCTATGAAAAATAGTATGTATGTAAAGGATAATACAGATACTAATTCTTTAGGTTCTGTCGCCGGAGTTAAGATTTATGTATCTAAGTTAGTTCCTGCAGATACTGCTTATTTGGCTACAAGAGAGGCTGTTACTATCTTTACAAAGAAAGGTTTCGGAGTTGAAACTGATAGAGATATTGAAGAGCGTTGCGTAACTATGGTAGCTAATACTGTAAATGTTGTAGCTTTGACAGACGCTAAGAAATTGGTTGTTCTTTCTAAAGCTGAAGCCTAAGCAATAGGGAGGTAATAGCCAATGCTTGAGAAAATCTTACTGCTAATTGGGGATGCGGCAACCGGTCAAGATGATTTGATTGAGTTGCTTATCAAGCAGGCTAAGGACTTTGTTATAATGTATTGCGGACTTAGTGAATATGATTCTAAGTTCGATTCAATAGTCATGAAAATGGTAGTTGAGGATTGGAATAGACGTGGTAGTGAGGGCTTAGCGTCTAGAAGTTTTAGTGGTATTAGTGAAAGTTATAATGAAGAACCTTATAGTTCTGTTATTATGACTTCATTAAAAAAATTAAATAAGGGTGGCATTAGATTTTTATAATGTTTAACTCATTACAAAAGAAATATCAAGTATATAAACCAACTAAAACTACCAATTCCCTCAATGAAGATATTATTACATATGAACCAACTGATATTATTACAGCTTTTATAGGTCTTACAAGTTCGGGCAATGCCTTTACAAAAGGAAGTCCGCAAGAAGTGGTAGCCTGTGAATATTGTGGAATTACAGGCTACCAGGGCTTAGAAGCTGGAGATAAAATAGATGAATACCTAGTTAAATATGTCATTCCCGCATCTAACCAATTCTTCTTCTATTGTTCAAAATATGAGTGAAATAAATTATACTATTGAACTAAACCTTAAAGATAAAGAAGTAACTGAGGAAATGAAGAAAAGAATTGAGCAAAAGATGGCTGAGGTGTGTGTCTTAATTCAAGATGATGCCAAAAGAGAATGTCCAGTTGATACGGGTAGACTACAAGGTTCCATTACTTATGAGGTAAATGGTACTGAGGGTGCGGTTGGAACTAATGTAGAATATGCTCCATATGTTCATGATGGTACATCCAAAATGTCCGCTAGACCTTTCCTCAGAAATGCAGGCGAAAAAAACAAAGATAAAATTACAAAAATGTTTGAGGGTTTGGTGTAAATGGAAAAGATAATTAAAAAATTGACAGACGTAACTACTCTTCCAATCAAACCTTTTGGAATAGATAGCTTGGATGAGTGTATTATATATACAATAGTTCCGCAAAGTAATGATGGGGCAGTCCAAGTAGATAGATTAGAGTTACGTCTTATTACACATACATTAGAGCGTGCTGAACAACTAAAACCGCTTATTTATTCTGCTCTTGTTACTGTTGGTGATGAGGGTAAGAATGGTTATAATAGTTGTGTTCTAAATGGTGGAGGTTCATTAAAAGACCCTAATGGAACTATTCACACAATAATGTATTTTTATATAACTAAGAAAAGCGAGGTAAATATAAATGGCAAGTAATACAGAAAAAATTGTATTAGGCTCTGGTAAACTTTATGTAGTTGAATTTACTGACACAATGCCAGAAGATACTACTATTGAAGCTGATGATAATTTAATCGGTCTTATTCAAGGTGGTGCTACATTAACTTATACTCCTACCTTCTATGAAGCAAAAGATGACTTAGGATTAGTTTCTAAGAAATTCTTAACTGAAGAGGAAGTAATTCTTAAGTCTGGTATTATGACTTGGAATGGTAACACTATTGAGAAGTTGACTAGCACAGCAAGAGTAACAGAAGAGAAAGGCACTAGAACAGTAAAGATTGGTGGTATCGACAACTATAATGGTAAGCAGTATGTTATCCATTTCGTTCATAAGGACGATGTAGATGGTGATATCCGTATTACAATCGTAGGTTCTAATGAAGCTGGTTTTGAGATTGCTTTTGCTAAGGATAAAGAAACAGTTATCAATGCAGAATTTAAGGCTCAGCCACAGGATAAGGAAGGTACTTTAATTCTTTATAAAGAGGAAGATGCTTCTATTAAAGAAACTGAGTCAGTCTAAATAAAAATTAAATAAAATTTGCGGTGGTTAATTTTGGATAATTAGCCACCTAAAAATTTTATATATATTGTACACAAAAATAAACTTTTTATAAAGGAGACAAAAAATTATGTTAAATCTACAACAGATTACAAAGACAAAGAAATTATATGAAATTATTATGCCTGATGGCGAGAAATTAACTTTAAAGATGCCAACACAGCAAATGTTCAATCATCTTATTAGTATTCAAAATTTGGATACATCTGATGCTATTGGCGCTATGGATGAGATATATGGCATTGTTACAGAAATTCTTAATTTAAATACTCAAGGTAAAGTATATACCAAGGAAAATGTTGGGGCTATGCTTGATTTAGCTACTGGTGTTCTTGTAATTCAAGATTATCTACAGAATACGACTCAAATCTTGGGGGAATAATAATCCCATCTTTACCATCTGATGAAGAACCAGAGAAATATTTAATGACAGATACAGCTAGTCTTAAAGCGGTTAGTGAATATACTGGATTTAATTTCAATGAGTGTTTAGAATTAGATTGTTACACCTTTAAAGTTTTGATAAAAGATTCCTTAATCAACAGGCTAAGTAAGACAAATGAAGGTAGAGAATACTTAGAGGACTGTTGGTTACTTACTCAAACAACACCTGATAGGGAGTCTTTACGAAAAAAATTTAAGTAAAGGTGGGTAAATTAATATGTTAGACTTAGGTGAGTTAGTTCTACATATAAATGCGGATAGTAGTGGTGCGGAATCTGCCATCGGTGGTTTATCTGCTAGTATTGGCACTGGTTTATCTGGAGCCGCAGGTATAGCCGTTGCCGCAGTTGGAAAAGCTGTAAGTGAAACTGTTAAATTTGGTGAATCTTGTGTGAGTGCAGGAAAAGACTTTGATAGTGCAATGTCTCAGGTTGCCGCAACAATGGGTACAACAACAGACCAGATTAGTAATTTGCGTGACTTTGCTCTTGAAATGGGTTCAACTACAGCTTTTAGTGCTACTGAAGCAGCTGAAGCATTAAATTACATGGCTCTTGCTGGTTATGATGCAGATACCAGTATGCAAATGTTACCTACAGTTTTGAATCTAGCGGCTGCAGGTAATATGGATTTAGCAACCGCATCTGATATGGTTACTGATGCTCAATCTGCTCTTGGTCTTTCTCTTGAAGAAACTGAAACTATGGTAGACCAAATGGCGAAAACATCAAGTACCACAAATACATCAGTAGAACAATTAGGAGAGGCTTTTCTTACTGTTGGTAGTACGGCAGCATCATTAAAGATTCCGACAGATGAAATGTCTCAAACACTTGGTATTTTAGCGGATAACGGTATTAAAGGTTCTGAAGCTGGTACTAAGTATAGAAATATGTTATTGTCTTTATCTAATCCAACAGATAAAGCAAAAGCACAGTTAGACGCATTGGGAGTATCTGTATTTGATAGTTCTGGGGAAATGCGTTCTATGGAAGATATTATTGGAGATTTAAACAGTGCGCTTGATGGAATGACTGATGAACAAAAGACTCAAGCAATCGGAGCAATCTTCAATAAAACAGACTTAGCTGCGGTAAATGCATTACTTTCAACCGATAAAGAAAGATGGGAAGAAGTAGGCACAGCGATTGATAATTGTAAAGGTTCCGCAGAACAAATGGCAGATACACAGTTGGATAACCTTGAAGGTGATATTACTCTTTTCAAATCTGCTCTTGAAGGATTACAGATTGCGATTAGTGATGGCGTGACACCTGCTCTCCGCGATTTCGTTCAATTTGGTACAGAAGAACTAGATAAATTAAGAGTCGCTTTTCAAGAAGGTGGATTTAGTGGATTTGCTGAACAATTAGGTGTTACGTTAGGTGAAGCAGTCGGAAAAGTTGCTGAATATATACCTAAGATAGTTGAAGCCGCAAAAAGTTTTATTACAGGTTTTATTAGCGGAATTAGTCAATCTGCTCCGAATATACTTACAACAATAGGTACAACAATTCAGAGTATGATTCAATCAATAACAGAGAAAGCACCCGAAATGATACAAAAGGGAATGGATATGGTAGCCAATTTCATAAGCGGTTTGGCTCAAGCTGTTCCAGATGTAGTATCAATGGCTGCGGAATTAATTTCTTCTCTTGTTAATGGCTTCGCAAATCCTGAAGGAATTACTAATATTGTAAATG